GGGCTGCTCTCTGACGAAGGCGGCGCGCAGTTTACTGGTGGCGTTGTGGGAGCAGTCAGCCTTCTTTTTATCGGCGGCGCATGGAGTGATTTGTATAAAATTGAACACGCGCCAAAGCTGTATATTCTTGATGATATGCGTAGCAAGCTTTCAAGCACTTGTTCAAAATAGATTAACCAAAGGATGGTACGGATAATGAGCATTAAGGGCAAATTGCTGGAGGCGGTTGGAGATGTCGATGTTTCCGATATTGGCACGGAAGCCCTCGTAGATATTCTTACCAGCCGTATCAAGGCACAGGATAAGAAGATACAGGAATTGCACGGTGAAAATGCAGGAGAACGCCAACGGCTATATGACGCAACCGAAGCTATTAACCGTGACCGTAAGGAAATGCAGCGCAATCCCTTGGCTTGCGCTCATGGAGAATATTTCTTCAGAAGCGGCAAGAACATTATTATAATCAATATTCAGGGCTATAAAATTACGGTAATGGAGAGTGACGGCAAAATGGATTATCTTTTAGAGAAAGTCCCGCCGTCCGAGTATTATAAACAACCTAAATAACCTAGGGTGATGATGTGAGTACGAAAGAAGAAATAATGGAAGTAGCTGATAAGTTATCAGAGCATTTTGCCAATGAGATTATCGACCATCCTAGCATCGGTGGCATTGCGGGAGGATCATGGCTGAGGCAGCATGATAGACAAGTCGGAGCTAATGTATGACCGATAATCTGACGGTATGACTATTTTAGACAACCACATAGCCGAGCTTAACGTTGCCCTACGGAAGATTCTGGCGTGGGAGCGCAAGACCGAGCGCGATGCGGTGATTGATGAACTTATCGCCTACCTACAGACGCAAAAAAGACCCCCACACCGTTAAGCATGGGGGTAAGTTAGGGGGCTAAATCAATCGGCAAGATATATTTGCATTCGCGGGTATGCACTTTGCTATATCAGCGCAGCCGGATAGCAAAATCAATAAAACAAGCGCTTTAGCCATGCCGTTACCTTTTCCATAGGCCATGTTTTACGGATGTAAAACCCGTGTTTAAAAACCTTACTTAGTTTCATTTTTGTAACGCGAATACACCATCTCAATTGCAAAGTTAACAGTGCTTTCCAGTATGCCCTTTGCCTCTGTGCGGAAGCTGCGTTGAACTTGCTTTTTGGCCATGATGAACTTTTCTTCATTAGGTAATCCGGTGACTGCCGCAGCCTTGACCGCATCCAGTGCGGCATCAAGAAACGCCTTGCCGCCCGCCCTCATGATGGCCTCTAGCGCTGGCTCGGCTTGTTCCAGCACCTCTTCAACTTCACCTTCCACATAGTCCCATTTAGAGCGAAACCAACGTAAAAACGATTTCCAATATTGTTTCATAACTTATCCTTTCTTTTCCAAGGCAGTTCGCGCTGCCCCACGCCCTTAACGTCTTTGGCATTAATGATGGAAAACTGGTGTAGCCAGTCCTTCACCTTTGCCAAAATCTTGTCGTCATGCGGTGTTTTGGTCAGTGGGGTGATGATGGATGCCAAAGCCACTACTGCCCCCAGCAATGCCAGAAACCCCGCCACAACCGCAGCCCACAGGTCTTGTATTTCGCTCCAGTGGTTGGCAACATAAAGCGCCATCTGGAATATGCTCATTGATTCATTTGTCATTGAATAGCTCCATTTCTGCCTGCCTTCTTTTTATCAGGCCATTAAGTTTTCTGCCTCCGGCATATACCCAGCGGGTAAATTGCTTTGCAGCTCCTTCATAATCACCTTTGTTAAGCTTTTTAAGTAAAGTTGACCGATAAAATGCTATGCCGCCTATATTGAATACAAAGCTCACCAGAGCGTCAAACTGGTTCTGGGTTAGCTCGACATGCACATAGTCGTTTACAGCCCCCTCTGCGTCCTCTACGTCGTCTGCAAGCAATGCTGTGGCGGTTTCCTCTGTGATGGTGTCAAACGCCTCACCCTTTTTAATCACGTGACCATAGCCGATGGTGTTCTTGCCTCCTGCGCAGATATAAGGCTCCGCCTCGAATCCCTCGAATTCTTTGATTAGATCAAGTCCTGCTTGTGAAGTTTTCATTTCTGCCTCCGTTCGCTATCATCGCGTACTTGCTGCTGCACCAGAAAATCAATTTTGCGGTTGATATTCTCAACATCCTTGGCGGTGTTTTTTACTGTTTCTTCAATGCGGGTCATGCGCTCAGGAAGATTGGCCTCTTTCAAGTCCTGCACTTGATTCTGCGTTACCTGCTGCTGCGCGTAAGCCGCCACACCACCTATAATAGCAGAGGCCATCAGTGCCGCCAGAACCCCAGCCCACCATTGGTTGATTGCTATAACCTTGTGACCCATTATGCCCACCCCGTCGTGTTCTCAGGTTGTACGAAATCATGAATCCGCCTGTGGTTCTGCCCCTCATGCTCGGCCACCAGCTCGATTTGGAAACCGGGCAGATAATACTCCATCAGCGCGAAGCCCCGCAAGCCGTAAGGCGTCAACGATTCCATAAGTGCGATAACCTCGTCTTCTGTTTGCGGGTTGGCACTTGACACTATGTTGTCTATCTCTTCCATCAAAACAGCTCCGGTATATCGGTTGAAGAAGCCACACCATTAGTGTTGAGCCACAGGTTTGGGAAAGCCCAGTCTACACGAACGTTGCCAAACGGCGTTTCTCTGAGCGAGGTGAGGCCGGGAAGGTTTTTTATATCCTTCGGCACATTGTTCACTGTGTCATATACATCATCAATAGTTGGTAACGTGTCGTAGAAAAATCCATGCTGGTATAGCAGTCCATCGAAGGGATTGCTTCCGCTGTTGTTTTTTGCAATGTTGACCAGGTTAGGGGAGAAGGTCGCCCTGACATCTTCGGTTCTTACTGCGCTATAATTTCCGGGCGTTTCCCTTACCCCGTCCAGATACAGTATCATGCGCTCATTGACATCAGCATTGCCGGGGTCGGCCAGCGCCAGAACATGATGAAAGTCCGTATCTGTTATTAGTGTGGTGCTATTGATGAAATTCTGGGCTACACCCATAAGACCGCCTCCTGCGGTAATATTATGCACCGTGTTCCAGCGGATCGCCCCATTCAAATTTAAGCGTAAATACTGTGACTCTTCGCCGCTTGATACGCTGTTAGCCGTCCCACCCAGCGGTGTGCCGTTAATCGCAAATGTCGCTGTTGCCGTGCCGCTTACACATTGCGTAACCGTTTCGCTTATCGTTCCCGCGAAAGGAGCTTTAAGCAGATAGGTATAGCTAGCGGCCTGCGGGGCTTCGAGGAAGATGTCGAAGGATTGAACGGATGCAGAAAGAGCGGCGTGTTGCGCCTCCGTAAGGTGATAATACTCGCCTGTCGTGCCGCCTTGAAGGCCGGAGAGGTCGTTGTGAGCGATGTTAAATTGAGAAAGCGCAGCATCAATCATGGATTGAATATTGGCCGTTGATTTACCCCCTCCCCCGCCAGTTATGGTTTTTTGCTTTGGAATGGCAAATAGCTCTTTCCACTCTCCGCCTTCTTGCCGCCATACGACATGCGTCTGTGTCGCCTGCATTTCAACAAATTTCCCGTCTGAACCCTTCGGTAAGTTGAGATTTGTTGTGCTGCCGTCTGTGTAGGAAATGAGCGCGGTTTCTTTTGTGGGCTGGGATATTGATACCACCCCTTTTCCGTCTTTGCCGCTGATTCCGTCCTTGCCATTTTTTCCATTTAGGCCAGCTTTTCCATCCGCTCCCCTATCGCCTTTATCGCCTTTGTCCCCCCTTACGGAATCACCTCTATCGCCTTTATCACCCTTATCGCCCTTATCACCTTTAATTAAGGTAGCTGCTGCCTTCGCCATCTCAATCGTGAGATTGTCGTCTTTCTTCTCGTCTATCTCAACGAACTTTCCAGATTGCATGTCAAAGCGTTTTGGCATCAGATTATCACCGTGCTACCTATTCCATTATTAACCATTGCAGGAAAGCATCCCAAGGATTAGCTCGTTATAGCAAACGGATAATTTTCCATGCTCGTCCTTCTCAACCAGATAATAGTCAAAAGCATTCAACCCCTCTGATTCAAATGCCTCAATCACCCGCTGCGCTATAAGCCCGATATGTATTTTATCGGTATTGGATTTAAGCCTGTATGCATTAATCTTTAATTTAGAAAACGCTGCTTTTTCGCGTTCGCTTACTGGCCGTATATCTTCCTTCAGTGTTTCATCGGAAGTGTTAATAGTTCCGGTTGATGCATATACTGTTTGCCATTTCTGGCCGGATGTTCCCAAGTCCTGCACGCCATTTCCCGCCGGGTGGAAAGCTGCCGTGTCGAACTCATAATAGACGTTTGCCGAACCCGCGTTGCGTGGCGTAATGCGCCATGTGCCGGTATTATCCGCTCCAGCCCTGATACATTCGATAGTGCCAATAACAGACATAGAACCAAACGAGCCGTTAATGCTTTGGATATAGGCATCAAAACGCGGGCCGAATCCATCACCGGCGGCAGAGCCGAATTTCTGCGCTATCATGTTAATGGTTGGGGTGGCGCTGTTAGAGGTCTGGCCGCCCCGGTAAAAGGCATTGAAACTATTTGTCCCGATAGAAACTTCGCCATCCCCCGTATTCGTTGCCGTCACGCCTGAACCTGTTACAGCAATGTCAAGCTGGTGCTGGTGCGGGTGCGGGAACAAATTAACAACTGCGCCATTGGCCTCGGCATCTACCGTGTATGGCGAATACACCCCAGCCGCCCCGGTATTGCCAATTACATCAGCGGTATTTATCGCGGCAGCGATGTTGGTTGCGGTTACGTCATTACTAGTTTCCGCATTAAAATTCACACCCTCAGTTAAATCAGTAAGTGAGCTATTCACACGGAAGCGCAACACCGCCCCGGTCATTGTCGAATAATCCGTAACGGTAAAGAATTTCTTACCAATACCGCCCGCTAAACGGTGCGCTCCGCCCGACGTGTTTGTTGATGCCTTTGGATAGGCGTGATCTGCATAGGCCCGGCGCTCATAGGCCCCCACGTCCGTCGTGCGCGGACGGGTGATATGGCGAGTCATGATGGTCTGGTCGTTACCAGAGCCGTTATACCAGTATTTCCAGCTCAAAAGCTCGTCATTGTCGGTTTCCATCTTAAAGCCAGTTTCACCGTCCAGTTCGTCCCAGCCACCAATGAGTAAATTAACCAGAACATCATCAGTTGATGATGCTATCAGCGTTTTGAAGAATGTAGAAAACCCAAGGGTGGTTAAGGATGTTGAGGCGTCCGGGTCATCTAAGACCGTTTGCCAGAATGTAGATACTCCAGCAAGGGCATTGCTTGACTCGGTAAAGGTAATATTGCTGGCTCCAACAACGATAGAGCCAGTTGATGTTACCCTGAAAAACTTATTGCCATTTGCTGTGCCAGACAGAACAAATACCAGTGACCCCGTAACGACATCACGATTGCCATCGAAATCGGCGGCGCGTTGCCATGTCCCGGTACCTACGTTCCAGATGCCATTATCAACAGGATTAGTCTGATTTTGCACCACCACGCGGTCATCGGCAACCAAGGCCACATCATCTATCGTTTGCTCACCAGAAAGTGTGATATTTGCAGTAGTGGCAGCGCGGCATGGCGCCTTTATTGCCAGTGCCCCGTTTATCCCATAAAATCTATCTATTGTGCTAACGGTCATGGCATCCCCCCTATATGTTGTGACATCTTAGCAAGAAATGGTCAAAATGACAATGCACGATTACGGTGGGGACCAAAACTCTGTTCCCGTATCCTCACGCATTTTATTCTCAAGCCTTCGCATTTTGGTGTCGTAGAGGGGGTCAGTCATTCTATTGAGTTCATCATAAATTAACCTTTCTTGCAAAAGGCGTGTGTACCAAAGTTTTGGCGTATAGCGCTGAAAGTACTTAGATGCGTTCTTCATGAAGTTAGCCTCTTCACCATCCTCAAGCGCTTTCTCAAGGTTACCAAAAAATAATTTGGCCGTATCGGTAACAAGCTGAGGGGCTGGACCAAGGATCTGTTCGCCAAAACTGTAATCATAGCGATTAACATCGGCAAATATGTAATCTCCAAAATACCCAAATGCGCCACCCTGCAAAAAGGCTGTTTTCCAGAAATCAATGCTATCCATATCTTTTGCTGTTTTTCCGTACAGATATTGCTTAGCCTGAACAGTCATGGCTCCAAGCATAGGGGCAGCCGTCATAATTGCCGCTGCCCTTCCCCACTTGCCCTGCTCAGCTCCGCGCTGCATGGCTGGAAGAATGTGATTAAGCATTACAGTAATAGCAAATGACTTGAACATGAACGCTGTGCTGCCAACAAGTCTAGCCGGATCGCCGCGCTTGGCGCTTCCAAGTACCGCACCGCTGGTAATTGCCCTAGTAAGAAGGCGCGGCTCGTTGGACGCCACTTGAGACATATCATACAGCCATGCCCCGTATTTCTCTGCTGTGTCGCGGCTTACCTTCATAACATCTTCTGGCCGTATAAACGCAGCACCAGTGGCGTCAGCAACCCAAGGGTCTGCACTAATAATTGCTTTATAATCAGTCTCATCCATCCCCCACCTGGCAAAAGCATCGCGCATTTCAGGCGGCAAGCCCTTAAAGGCCTTGCCCATGTTTTTTGCATTGACCATCATCCCCTGCGCCTCAAGCACAACAGCAGATCGAACGCTGTCCGTCATGATCCCAAGGCCGGATGACCTGTTAATAAAGTCGGCGCCCCATCTGGCTATGCCGCCACCCTGTGTTAAATCAGCATGCCTTGCCGCTGCCAAATTATTGCCATTCACAGCGCTTGCCACAAAAGAAGCATTTTTGGCTATTTGCCTATCAGAATCATCCAATGGATTAAGGTATGAAAAATAGCGTCGCGTCACCTTTACGGCATCAAGTCCGTTATACTTCGCCGCCATTACCCCCCAAAAAGAATCGCTTACTGCCGATACGGGCGCACCGCCCAGCATAATAGCGCGAAGCGCATTTTGCGTGCCTTCTATCGCTTTCGTTATTACTCCCGCCGCGCCGCCGTAAGAATTAGCTCCAGACACAGTGTCCCACATGCCATTAAGCGTTCTTAGGGCGATTGGGCTTGCGCCATTTGTTTTGGCAAGCGCAATAACGTGCTGCATAACAACTCCGCTTTTGGGGCCGAACTCGCGCATGATTACCGTATCGCGAGTTATGGCCTGTATATAATCTACCATGTTGTCGAATAACGCAGCGTCACCACCTCCGAATAGCCGGTTATTTTCAAAAAAAGCGTCAGCATTCTTGTACTTGAAGAAACGATGCGCGGAGCGACGGGAGGAAATATCACCCCTGGATAAGCCAGCGGTGAGTTCTGTTGCTTCCGCCACATCATCAAGGCCGTGATTGGTAATTTCCCTGTATATTTCATCCATGGCCTTTTCAAATTCCGCATCTGTAAGCGGCATCCCAGTGCGGGGATCAATCATTGCCTGTCTATCAACAAGTCTGCGCTTTGCTGCCTTCCATGTTTCAATGTCAGTCTTTTTTACAACGTCGGGGATATCTCGCTGAGGAAAATAATGATGCAGCTTGCCGATTACTCCGCCAGCGGCTTCATAATCATCACGCAAGGCAGAAAATAACTTTTGGATGGGTTTAGCAAAATTAGCAGCATCAGCATCACCCGTTGACTTGCCAAGTATTTCTGACACAACATTTCGAAAACCCGCTACGTCCTGCGTCACCCCGGCATTTTTTGAGCGATATTTTTCAACCTCTTTGGACAAACTACGCAACGCCATTTCATTTGCAGCCCCTATCTTGGTTGCAAGTTTTTCAAGTTTTCCGACCAGTGCCCCCGCAACATTTGAGTCAAACCTTAGCAGACTGCCCCAGCCCTTTTTGCTGTTTCCATAATCTATAGACTCTTTTCCAAGAGCGGTCATCACACCTTCGTCTGCAAGCGCATGCCTAATTCTATTATTAGCAAGTTGCGTCAGATTTTCTTCTTTAAGAGCAATGTAATTACGAGCCGCCTGTTGTGGACCATCTAAGTCCCCAAACTGTTTTTTATTGTAATACAATATGTCATTATACTCTTTTACAAGCCGCTGACGCTTCACAAGCGACAGAGCCTCATTTCCCATAATACAATCAATAAAACTCATTACCCAACTCCGCACGTTTTGATTGCCTGAACAACAATCTCATCATTTTTATTTTCCTCAGCAAGTTCCCTGACGCTTTTCATGATTCCGCCTTCATCCATGATTTCAAGGTCAGGGAAGTCTCGAAGCAATCTCTGAAAATCTGCGGCAAACGCCGAAACAGCAGCGGCATCAGCAGAATCAATTGCTCGCTGCTCAATAAAATCAGCGTAATTATCAAAGCTTGTATCATCTATTACGGCGTCGTCTTTAATGCCGTCATTTATTCTCCACAGCCCTTCTTCGCGCCCTGCTATGGCGTCAATAGATTCTTCATTATCAGCCATTCTTGCGGCTTTTACACCTTGATATTGACGTGCATTAAGCTCGCGCATAGCAACAGATTCATTGTATATAGCCTCCGCTATTTTAACCTCGGCTTTACCAAGCGGCTTTCCATTAAGCATCTTCTTGTAAACAATGTTCACCTTCTCGCGTGACAGAGAAATCTCTTTGCCAAGTTCTTTGAACCATACGGGGAAGCCTCCCTTATATCCGGTTATGTCAGGAGCGCCGCCAATCTTTGCTTCACTAAACAATCTTGCGCCCTTATAAGCATCATTTAATTCAGTAACAACGGCATCGACCCAGTCTTTTGTTTTCCTGCTGGTGAGCTTAGTATATTCCGCAAACCTCTGGCCGCGCTGCTCTCCAGTTTCAAATGTTTTCGCTTGAGATGGCTGCTGCGTTCTTTTTCCAGAAAGAATATCAATGTCTTTTTGTCTGCGCGAAATCTCTTGCGCTATTTTATTAACATTATCCGCCATGCCGTTAAACACTCTTGGCAAGCGAATGTCACCGCCGCTGCTTTCTCCGGCTGCTTTAATCGCAACACGAACCTGCTGACCGTACTTTGCAATATCAGCATCAGATAGGCCAGCCCTACTAAGGAACTCCCTATATTGAGCATCAGCTTTGCTTTTTTTGTTTTGAGACGTAATATAAAGAGCTTTATCCACATCGTTTTCAAATTCAATAGATGACTGCTTATATCGCGGTTTTGCCCCTGCAAGCGAACGTGGCAGGACTGGCTGCTGTGCGGGCAAGAGTGCCTCGCGCTCTAATTCTGCTATCTCGCGCTGCAACTGCGAAATGCGCGGAGCAACAGGGTCATCAAATACAAGCGGGTCAATCTCAGGATCCCTATTCGCCAATATTGCGTCTGCCGTGCTTTCAAGATTTTGCCTGTTTGCAGCAACCTCAGTATCGCTAACAGAATCACGGCTTATAAGAGGTATGGACTCATCCACATGAGCAATGCTGGCCTGATATTGCGCAGCATCTCGCACTTCGCTTGGTAAATTTTTATCACGCGAAATACGGTCAAGAACATCAAGAGATTTATTGCGGTTTTTCGGTAGCGCCTTACCAATGCCACGAATCACCCCGGATATAGCCCCCCCACCGATGCCCGCAAAAGCAACATCGGTGAGCGCATCTCCAACGCTATATTGCATTCCTATCTCTTTTCGCCATTCCATATTACCGGGAGCCTGGAACGCCTCAATGCTAGCATTAATAACACCATCAGTTAATGCTCCGCGCAATACACCCGCAGATGATGCGGCGCCAAATGGTAGGGTCAGTAGATTGGTTGGGGCAATCATTACACCACCGACTCCCCCCAGTAACTCCCCCGCCACCAGTGTCCCGGAGCCAGACGCCATAGCGGATGTTATTTCCGCATCCATCTGGGCTATCTGGGCGCGGTCAATAAATACAGCCCTTATCTCTTCAGAGGTTTTTAATCCGCGAGATCGCTCAAAATCAGTATCACGAAGGCGATTTATTGCCTCATCAGAAAGTCTTTCTTCTTCGCGCTGCACCCTAACAAGATACTGATCAGGATCTTCCCACGTTTCTTTTTTAATAGACGATCTCGCAGCTCGCTTAAATTGCTCTACCCCACCAAGCCGCTCGTCAATCAATTTGCTTCTATTTGATAGCTCCTCCTGCTCGTATGGAGCCTTCATCCAAAAAGCGGTTTCCTGTTGATTGGCGAGCAACGCATCGAACCTAGCACCTGCAACATCAAAAACAGACGATGGGTTGTTGGCGGAGCCGCCAAGCATTTTTTCGGTTTGGAGCGACAATAAATCTTCTGCTGCCACGGTGTTTTACCTACATACCATAAAGGACGCTCGGCTTTGGGGTTTTTGCGCCTGCATCAGGTATCTGCGTAATATCAAAAACCAGAGGTTGACCAGCCTTGTTTAAGACGTATTCATTAGTTGAAGAATTTACCGCCATGTATTTTCCTCGCCCAATAGTTACGAACTTATTGCCAGCAAAAAACCGACTAGCGGTTAGGGTGCGACCCGCGCTGTCTAGCGCCCCCCCCAGTCGAACAAGGTATTCGTCGCTGATGTTGTATAGTATATCCTGAACCTCTGATGGCTCCATGCCTGGCGGAACAATAATGCGCGAAACCGTACCGTTCAGCGATATATCCCGCACATTGCCAGCAACGGCCTGCACAGCCTCCTTGACCTTGCTGCTATTCGGCTCCGAGGACACATCTTTATTATTAAATGCGGCAGACTTATAATAATTATATGCCGCAGAATAGTAGGGGTCCATGTCCCCAGGGACAGCAGAGGCACCAACTAAATACTTACTGGCCATATTTCTAAATTTTTGCTCTCCGACGTTGCTTTCGGTTTTTGCGCCATTGATAATCATTAGCGCGGTGTTTCTATCGGAAGCCATAGCAACGCCAAGGCTTTTGTCTTTCTCTGAAATCTTTTTGGCAACAAGCGCTCGCTCGCTTGGTTGCGTTGCGATTTGCAGTGAATCAAATGCCTTAACAATCTCAGATGTATTGCCTTCATCATACAGAGCTTTTAGAGATTCAGCTTCTCCATCGGTTATAATTGGCACGCGCACGCCATCCAATTCACGCACTGACTCTATTTCATTCCTGCGTCTTTCCGCTTCATACGCACCGCCGCTAAAAATATCGGACTCAACGGGCTTCATTAACCCATTCGCCTCATAATAAGCGCGAGGGTTTTCTTTCAGTCCTTTTTGTTTTTTTTGAGCGGCTACAGTATAAATGGCCAGCTTCCTTACGGCTTGGGCATCGCCAGTTTCGGCTTCCTTACGCACTTCATTAATCTTTGCTGGCATCTCCCTGAGAGAAACCAGAACAAAATCAGTCAACAAATCCTGGTCCCTTGAGAATTGCATAATTTTTTCATATTCGCGCGTAAGCCCAAGCTCCTGCGCTTGCGTTGCCAATTCATCAATTTTGGGCTTGGGAACAATAATATTCATTTCTGAAGCAGCATCAAATTCTTGCATGCCTTGGCGAACATTAACCGCTACCATTGAGCGCGCCTGCTCACGATATTTCTGCGCAATATCTGGGGAGACATTGCCGCTTTTAATATTGCCGCGCACCGCAGCAAGATTAGCAGTATATTGTTCGGTGTTTTTGCCCATCAGCTTTGGCGACCCAGCATAGTATAGCTTATCAACCATACTTTGGTCGCCATTGGCCGCTTCCTGGTGCTTAGCAAGCAACTTGGCCGCCCCCTCTACAGACTGCCTCGGATCATTACGGTCAGTAACACCAAGATTTTTTGCGGTTTGCGCCTCAAGCTGCATCAGACCACCCGATTGACCGTATGGCGTGGCTTTTGCCTGAGCAGTCGGGTTTAACCCAGACTCTACAGCGGCACGTAATTTAAGCTCTTTCGGGTCAACTCCATATTTCTCGCCCATTTCAACAAACAAAGAATCATACTGGCTTGGGGCTTCAACCATCTGCCTTATAGATTCAATACGCTTACCGTCATATGGTTTTACAGTATCAGCTTTGAAATCCGGCACAGCACCAGCCGAAGGAGCGGAGAATTGTTTATAAACACCAGCAGGGTTGCGTACGGTTTCGTTTGCATAAAACTTATCATCTATGCCATCAATGTATTTTTTGTTGAGAGATATGCGCTCCAGCGGGTCGAGATTGGGGTCATTCTGGATACGCTGCGACAAAGCCATTTTATCAGCAAGATATTCATCCTTGCTTCTTGCGTTCATTGCCACATTTTCTATGCGAGTGGCGTGAGCATCAATTTCACCAATCGTTCCCTGCTTGGCATACCCCCTACCAAGGCTCCTTACTGTCTGATTGTAATCAATAAACATTTCATCTAAAGCGACCCCCGCTAACTTGCGGTCTTTCTCGCTTGTAATAATGGCAAGACCCTCTTTAGCAAGTCCCTTAAAGGTATTCGCAAAATCTTTTTCAAACTCAGGATATTTTTGAGGATTTTCTTGATAATAATTAAGGCGCTCAGTAACCCCAGCCTTTACCTTTAACGCCATTTGCGCTTTTTGAAACGCAGATTCTTCCTTGCGTTTTTTTTCCAATTCAATTTCTGCTTTTGCCCCAAACTGTTGCAACTCTCGCCCAGCGGCGATCATGCCTCTTGCGCCAGCGCTGCCATCGTATGTAGCTATCTGCCTTGTTGGGCTTGGATTTCTTGCGCCAAGCGTTTGCGCGTCAGGTATTGTCGCCATTATCCATACCCATTAAGCCAGGGGAGCCGCGCATCAGGAGCGGTGACAACATTATACCTGCCGCCAGTCGGTGACGACGTAGGCGCATACTTCGCCATTAGCGCATTGCCAGAGCCACCAATAATAGTTGATACCCCACTTACCATTCCAGCCCGCTTTGCTTGCTTACCCTCCATTCTTGTCGATGAAGCCTGTAATTGCAAACCGCGCGCCCTTTCTTCGCCCTCGAAGAGAGCGGATAGCGCATTATACTCACCCTGCTTTGCAATGTCGCCGGTGATATTCAGCACAGTAGGATCAGTTGCCCCGCCACCAGAAGATGCGGCGGCGGCTTGCGCATTCGACATTGCTATACCAGCCCTGCGCCTCTCTTCAAGAGCCACGCGTTGCGATGAGGCACGCTCCTGCCCTGCGCGCTGCTCCATTTGCGCTGCCTGAAATTTCGCGCTTGCATTGGCAGCCTTACCGGCCTGTATTTGCCCAAGGCCAGAAAGCACAGAGCCACCTACGGAAGCAACAGTTGCAATTGTTGTCATGGTTACGGGGTCATGATTAACCCGCTCAAAGAAAGAGCGTAACGCCTGATGACCAGGAAGATTTGCCAAAAGATTCATTGCCTACCCCAAATATTCGTAAAGTTTACCATATTTAGTATCTCCGCGAAAGACAAACCCTAGACTTAGTAAAAATCTTTCAGACTTTTGACTAGTGGCGTATAATGGTTGCTTCATATCATCTATCAGGCCAAGCGCTCGCTTTGCCCACCGCCAGACTATAATCGGGGACACGCCCAAGCCATTCTTTACATCAGAAAACAACATCGTTCCATCCTTATCTAATAACGCCCCGAATACAGCCACTATCTCGCCATTCAAAAAAAAGGAATAGCCGCGTATTGTTCGCCTAGGCTGTTCCTTGAAAAAACCTATATAATCAGCAATCGTTATCGGCTTTAGCTCTACATTATACCCTGTCATTCGTTGCAATCTTCATTACTGTCGCCAAAAGCGTGCATGGCATCGGCGCCATCGCCTCAAGGCATAATCTGGAATCGGTACCAAACTCCTGCTCAAACTCAAACGGGCGCTCATCGTACTCTTCCCATATATGGTTCGCGCTTACCTGCGTCCCGCCCTCCACAAGAGGCATCTCGTACAAATTTTCAAAACTATTGCCATACCGCAGCCCGCGATTATGGGTATTGTGCATGATAACGCCAAGCGTTTCAATTCGCTTGCTTTGCAATAAGGCAGTCCCGCCTTGGGCGGCATAAGCAAGCTTCGTAGATTTGTAACGAGATTTATACGGTAGCCCCACGACATAGCTAATAACCGCGCTTGGAAGTGTAATCTGCCCCCCTGTAACGACAAATGTGGTTTGAACGCCATTTACGCGCGGGGAGTAATTAATGCCATCTGCCCATACAATGACTGACTCCCCCTCAAGGTGCGAAAGACCAGTAATTACAGCCGATGATGATTGTGTGCCGGAGATAAACGAATCGGCCTGCTTATTCAACGTTCCGCCAACACATTCGGAGTCAAATGAAAATCTTTCGTAATAACGGACATCAGAGCCGTCAATGGTTCGCTTTACCGTATAATAAACAGAGTCCTCAATTTGGGACGGTTCGGCGGGCTTGACAATAACATCTTCAATAATTCCATCTGTTTCTACATCAATCCAGCACTTTGTATCCTCGCTTCGATCAAAAATAAGTACCCCCGCTGTGCCGTCATTTTTCATGCAGTGAATGCGAGTGTCAGGGTAGCGCTGCACAGCAATCCTAGCAAACCCAGTACCCCCAATCTCAGGGACAAGCTGGGTGAGATCAATAGCTTTATAATCAAAAACGGCGCCATCATACTCAAGCTCAAATAACCTGTTGTTTCTTACGAATATACCAGATGAATCAATTTTTACAGGGGCAACGGGGGAGCTACCCCTGGTCGATGGCGATTTAATATTAAAAACAGTCGGCGTAAGCGGCTCATCGAGAGAGTTAGAGCGTATAACCTTCTCAGATGTCTCAGCGCCAGCGACAAGCCGCTGCAATGCCAGCAGCCAATTTATGCTATCAACAGGCCCAGAACCAAGGCTGCGCACGATAGGAGCGGAATCACCCTCAATTGTATCGTCAAAGCTTTCAAAGGCATCAGACACAGACCCATATATATTATCCTTGCCAGCCCACCAAAGTCTGCCTTCATTAAGCACGACAGCAGACGGATAGCCTCTCCGCACGGACCATGCGCCCTCTTCCCAATTATCGGAAGCTGCCGTTCCTCCCAAATCCTCAAGAACAAGCGCGGAGACAGAAGTTTCACTGCTATAAGCAGTTATGCGAGCAACCCCAGAATTGCTACCCAATGAATAGACAAGCGAACATACCGCTGTTCCACTTACGTAATCACCCGTCTTGATTCCTAATCGGTAAAAAACAATCTGATTATCAAGCGTATCGCTAAACGTGGTGACTGTATTTCCGGTATAGGTTGTTGTTGTGTCCTCCCATGTCGAATCATCGCCTATTGACCTTTGCAGAGTAACAGTCGCAGACCACGTCCCCGATATATTAACAGCAAAAGAACGCGAGCTACCCACGCCTGTAACACGAATAGAATTAGTAAAGGTATTTTCAGCGGATATAGAGGATAGAACAGTCTGGCCAGTTGATGTGATTCTATAAAGCCCGCCAACATTTGTCGGCTTAAAAACAGACTTGGACGCCGTGAGGGTTATATTGCCTGAGATAGCAGATGCCGCTATAGTCGTTGGCGTAAGATTTGGCGCCCTAAAAGGCCCATCTTCCGCCAGGTATTCAGCTATGCCCCATGATCTCGTGCCCCTGCGCTCTATTTTGTATTGCTTAACCCCGCTGCAAGCTACATAAATAATGTCTCCTGATTGGTCATAGCGCACATAAGGCAAATCAGCCAAGGGCCACGCTGTAGGAATAACCATATCCCCTGCCGATTCCACTGTTATAGAATCTACGCGCGATTCATAAACCGTAGTCGATGAAACTGATATGTGGAAATCCCCCGTCGGCGTGAACGCAAAAGAAAATTCACCCTCACGAAGCCTTGCTTCCGGTACATACTCCTCCCCGCCCGCCGTCGAGCCGATTTTCAAACTTACGACCCCACGGTTAATTTTAACCCGCACACCATGTTCAGCCCCAATATTCCCGCCACTTACCGTTACCTGCTGCGTGCGTATAGCTGAGTTGGTATCTGTGCCAGTAAGTCCCATATAGCCGCCCGACACCCATTGCGATACAGCGCCGGACTCATCCGCATCTGTCCATCCAGTAAGGTTGCTGTCAAAAGTGCCATTAGATATAGCGCTGGTAACTGACGGGCGCACTATCACTACATCATCAACCTTCACACGCATCGCATTATTCGTGAGTTCAACTACCGCCTGATCCGATAATGCATAGATAAAATTCAGATGATAAGCCTTAGCGTTGTTATATGTCGAATGCAGATAACCAAGGCCATTGCGCAGCGACATGCTTCCAAGAATGCGGGGCATCCAATTCGTTTGAACTTCTGCTGATAACGATGTGCGCTCAAGATCAGTGCGCGCAAGGGCAAGCGGACTAATCCTACCCCTGTTGAAGGCTATTAGCGCAACATTCTGTCTGCCCATTCATGTACCCCGTTAGAAAGCATCGTCATTGTTGACGCGACTTGTCATTCGCGCACGCACCCATGATCCATGCGGTGCCACCTTGAAAGGCTGGTTCATCGCATCTTTACTACGCGCATCAATGCGCGCACCCTTTAGCGCCTTCTTGATTCTTTCGTACTTGCCGTCATTGCCTGTCACCAGCTCTTTAACCTCATCCGCCAGCATAGCCTGCGCCATCTTTTGAAAGGACTGTGGCCAGTTGGCAAGGTCATTACCATATTCCACATC